TCTTGCCCTGTACTAGCCGCTCAGGATCTAGGTGGTGAATTTGCAACTCTTTTACATTGATACCGTACTGTTTAAGGATGTAGGCGTAAAAGGATAGCTGCAACCAGTACTCTCCGAGCTGGGTATTGTCAACATCTTTTTTAAATGGGCTGTCTTTTTCTTGGTAGACGCGCTTCGTTACTGAGTCATTGCTTTTCCAATCATGTACTATTACGGTATTTTTGTCAACTACTTGTAGTAGGTCAATCGCTCCACAGAAACGCAAACCCTCGTGCCAGATGAATTGCTCCGGTAGATAATTGCCCGGGCCCAAATCTTCGACCGCGCACTTAACAATATGAGCAAAGAATGGGTTCTTGCTAAATGCTTTATTGATTCCGTCCTTGCCCTTAATCTTGTCACCAACTTTATGGTGGCCATAATAAAGCTCAAGCGCTGCGTGAACTGCCGTACCATAACCCGTAGCAATATCCGCTTTCATCTCCCAAGTCTTTTCTACATCCTCGCGCTTAACGTCCTTCTCTCGCTCGTAATAATCAAGCACCCGCTCTTTGTCTTCGTCGGTAAACTGCTTAAAGAACTTGCGGGGAAAGCGGCTACCCGACATGTAATGAGGTAGGTAGATATGGCCATTGTCTACGCCTACCGTAATCTCCCGCCCAAGTATCTTAGATTTGTATACAGTAGGGTTCTTCAAATTCATCGTAGAAGCCCCTTCAGAGGCCACAGGATCGTTCGTAGCGTCAGAGATAGGTTCAGATACCTCTTTCTCGTATTTGAGACAAATATTCATGCCAAGGTTCTTGCCCTTATCTCCGCCAGTGATTTCGCTTATCTTAATCTCTACTTCTCGGCCAGCGTCCAGGGCTTCGGCGATGTCTTTGTTTTTATCTTTAGCGATATACCCAACTGGGTACCATTTGCCTTTGATGTCTACGTCCACTGCAACTGCTCGTGGATCATATTGGTTTTCAGGCTCTCGCCTAACCCGGAGGCTCTCGTCGCCTTCCAGGTGCGCAAGAATGTCTTGGCGGTTCTCAAACGTTGTGCCAACGATCTTGCTGTGGTAATTAACTTCCTTCATGTCTTCAGTATACACCCTAGCAATATCCCAGTCAATAGTCAGTGTCATGTATTATTTACAACATGCTATATTGCTAGTGAGGCCTCACTCCTCTCTCTTTCCCCCCGTCATTCTTGGCGGGGTTTTTTCTTTGCTTGAACTTTGTAACACTTCGTCAATCATTCGCGCCTCGTCTGACATCTGGAAGGCCATTTTATTAGCCCCTTTAATATATAAACCATCTAAAGAGACAACGCGGCTCAGTGCAACATACCCTTGACCCGGCACAAACGCTTCGGCTAAATCAATTTCAGCGGCATCTAGTGTCATTCCCTGGCTCTTATGTACCGTAATAGCGTACGCGAGCCTTAGCGGTATTTGAGTGACCGCCCCAAGCGTGACGCCTTCATTGCTCACTTCCCATGTATCAGGGTTTACAACAACCTCATTACCGTGAAAGTCTACAACCGGTAAACCATCCTCTAGTGCGACAACTTTACCGAGTGATCCGTTATGGTACAACCCCTCGCTGTTATTCTTAGTAGCGATAACAGGAGCGCCGACCTTTAGCTCGAGCAGCTCCGGGCTCTGTATCGATCCCTTTAGCCCGTTGATGATATTAATATCGCCCTTCTCGGTCATCATGTAAAAGATAGAGTCACCCTTAAGTCTACTCAATTGGTGGGCGTTCTCGCTGTCTACTTTCCTATTGAGTGAGTAAAGTCGTGGCACTTGGCGATCAGGCTTAACCATTCTATTCTGGATATAGGCTATGTGGCGCTTAAATAGATTCCCGCCACGGACTCCCTCTAGTAAGTCGCGTAGCCTATCATCCTTCTGGCGATATATCTTAGTAAGGTAGCAACTTCTGATGTTTAATTGGTTCCAGACCTTACTATTAGTGATGAATTTACCCTCAACTGGCGGCAGCTGATAAAAGTCTCCGCATAAGATAAGTTGTATACCACCAAATGGCCGGTCATCGTTACGTGCCCATCTCAGCACAGTATCTAGCATGTCAAACACAAAGTCCGGCATCATGCTCACTTCATCTATTACGAGAGTGGATGTAGTCTGAAACTCTTTGCGTTTTTTCTTGCTAATGGTAAATTGCCAATCATCTGGCAGTTCTTTGCCTAGCCCTACCCGCGCCCAGCTATGGAGTGTTTGCCCATTAAGGTGGGAGGCGGCCAGCCCTGTAGTAGCTGTGACCGCCGTCTTACGCCCCAATAAACGATTGCGCTCAATAAACTGACGGAGGGTATGGGACTTGCCACTCCCCCCCGACCCGGCCAACATAACCGAGTTACCGTCAAGCATTATCTCTAACGCTTCTGCTTGTTCCATCGTGCGTCCCAACTATTTTGATGCGACTCTGCAAACTTCCGCTTACGAGCAAGCAGCTTGCCGACCTCTTCTGTAATAAGATCGGTATCAATCCCATTAAGCGCTGTATACCGGTTAATGTAAACCTCTACAATGTCGGTATCCTCTTTGCGGATAGTGAACCACCTACGGCTATGGCGCACAACAGATAACCCCACCTCGTTCAATTGCTCAGCCATCTCGTTGTAGTCAGGGTCTGGTTGAACCCGATTACGGATGGCAGTAGACACGTCGTCGTTAATCACTTTTGATTCATTCATTCTCGCTCCTCAATTGGGGTGAGTGCATATTTGGGAACTATCTCAGAAATAAGCTTTGTATACTCAATCGGGGCGTTCCACAAATCGATATAGTAATCGCCGACCCGAGCCTCTGATACATCTGCAAGACATTCGTTTAGGTCACCGTATACATATGTAATTCCGCTATCTATTTCTACATTAAGCCCCGCGTCATGGCAAAGCCCTACAAATAAACTAGTATTCATCGTACCCTCTCTTTTTCTACTTTAATGTTGTGGATCCTATCCATAAGAAGTACCACATCCTTAGCACCCCGCTCGCTGACCTTATCGGCAAGATTTTTGTCGTTGGTGAATGCAATGACCGCCGAATCGCTCGACGTGCCATGGATATATACCTTGTGTTCTTTGCTTAACACCGGAATCCAGATCCTATAATAAGACTCTTCTCGATCTTCCACCGGTGTGTCGCCATATTCGGCCAGTAATTTCGTCAACTGCGGCATCGTTGATACATTAACAAGCCTACGCGAGCTAAGATCGTACCTCGCCCACTCGTTGACAGATACTGATGCAACGGTTACTTCCGCTCTCTTTATTGAGATAATATTGTTGCCGCGATAAGTTTTGAAACCTAGGCTCTCAACTTTCTCTCTAAAATCGTCTGTCGTCATGCTAATACTCCTCAATATAACTTATCTTATCGCCAAAGAAGTTATTGAGCCATTCGCGCTCTAGACTAGAGATGCCGTCGTTTGCTTCAGTATAATTATTTGTCATCTCAACCCTAAGAGCGGGCTTGCCTATCATAAGTAGGGTAACTTCTTTAACGTATGAGCCATTTTTGTGTTTGGCGATCATCTTCCTACGGCGGTCGGCTAGCGGTGTATTCGTAAATGCCGACACGGATCTGGTTAGCGCCTCACGAGCTATTTCGTCACCTATATTACTTGTATTCACCCAGCACTCTGACATACTAGAAAGCGAAACCATTGCACATGGAGAGTCTTTCCACTCTATATCTACAGTGTGTTCTGCTTGTTTGACCTTGAATCCATTCTCCTCAATTGTCTTTATAAACTCTCTGAGATTCATTACATCTTAACCTGCTTGGTGATGGCATTACGCACGCCTCGTGTGTATGACTTAGCGTTTACAGTATCGAGTCTGCGGTTGATAGCATCCACAATAGCTTCGCGGTCGCTAATCTCTGCAAGCATCTGATCCTTATACGCCTGCAGTTCGCTCTCTGGCAGACCGTCTACCACCTCTTGCATCTCGAACAGTGCGGGTTGAACTGGTCCAACTTCTGGTGTCTGCCAGTCGTGTGGCTCTACCGTGTTGCCCTTAAATACGTCACGTGGCAATGCTAGTTGGTCTACCATCATGTCATTACCTTGCCCGATATGTTTTTTGTATTCGCTCATACTCTCCTCTGTCTGGTGTTTACAATGGCCGCGTAGGTGATCACTTAATGTGTCGAACTGCGCCCATTTGTCGTTTGTTTCTTGGTTCAGTTTTGGCGTGTTGTAGTTCATTTATTATCCTTTCTTTTATAATAATCTACTATTCTAGTACCGTTCATTACCTCTCGACGATCAGGTGGTGTGTTGTTATATATCCCTACTAGACATAGTATAATCTCCTTGATAGGCTTGAGCATCCTTTCTCCGTTGTACACTTTATAGCCTCTACGCACCTCATCTACCAAAACTGTGCCGTCGTGTGTTCGAGAGTAGATGCGTGTAACGTTCGGATTTAAAATGTCTATTCTATAGCTGAACATTTCAACAGCTTCTTTTAGCTCTCTTTGTTTTATGACAACCCCCCCACTTCATCTGCGATTTTGTCTTTAAACATCTCAATTGCGTTGCAAACCAAGATGGCGCTATCATCGTCCAATTTAACTCCTGAATATTCTTCTAGCTCTTTTATGCCAATCTCTATGCTGTCAACAAGCTCTTGCACTTTGTATTTAGTTAGTAGCATTTATACCTCTTCATAAGTGGCTACCTTCGTCGCCAAGATTCCCATACGCTCACGTGGTGTCAGCCCGCCTCGCATACCGTACTCTACATCGCCGGTCATGAGTGCATCTGCTAGACACTCACCCTTGACTGGACACTCTGCACAAATCTTACGTGCTGCATTGTAATTGTCATACCCGTTATAGTCGTCCACATATGCTTTGTTCTGTGGGAAGAAAGCTTCCGGGTCTGTCTGGGCGCATAATGCCGATCCTCGCCATTTCTCACTCACTTTTCCAACCTCCTATTGTCATTTCTTGTAATACGTTCTTCATGAAGTAGATAGCGTTTACGGTTGCCATATCCTTCACGGCGATAACCGACACCATATACTTCGCAGCCTCATCGAGATTTGCAAATGTCTCGTCCCGTATAAGGGAGACGATCTCTTCCGCCTTCATGCCGTTGTTGGTTGATTTGTCTAGGATATCTAGGATTTGTTGCTTCATTGCGCCTCCTCTACGATACATCCATTCTCGAATGTCTCATTAATAACTCCCTCCATAAAGGGGATATCTACATTGTCAAATAATGCAGCGTCCTTGGTGACATTTGTTAGCGTTAGATCCCCACTATATATATCAAAACTGCTTACCCAATATTGAATTCCGGGCGTATTAAGCCGTACTTTATATATCTCAGTCATCTAATCCCCCTAATCCAGTCTATCTCGACACCAAGTGCACGATCTATATACTTCTCTAAATCCATTAGCTCCTCTGAGTCAAACTCGCTGGCTGCAAATGGGTCGGTACTTAATTCTAACCATTCAGTGGCGTAATCAAACTCTTTGACATATAGCGTAATCTGCTTTGGGTGTACCGATACCTTATACATCTTTGATCGTCCCGTCTCGCCCACTAAAGGCAGTTAAACAATCTTTATCTTTACGCTCAGTAAATGCGCGCAACTCTTTTAACGCCTCATTAATGTGAAAGTTTACTGCTTGCATTGCATCTGAGTCCCAATTAACCCGGTAAATAGCAGCCGCCGCATCCATTAATAGTTCGGCTACCTCTTTAAGGTTGGGCGCTTCCCTGCCACCGCTATTCTCTGGTTTATACATATCTATTCTGGCCATTCTCCAATATTGCTCCTAATCTCTCTCATGTTTTCTAATATTTCAATTGATTTAGCCGCTAGCTTAATGCCCTCTAATGAGTCAACTAAGACTTGAGTGACATCGCCGGCGTCGAACTTTTCTGCTCGTTTAATCAAGTTGCCAACTTGGCGCTCTATTTCATCCACTTAATCTCCTCTCTTTTAAGTTGATAATTACCGAGTTGTTAAGCTGCTATAGCCTTCGTTCTATCTACTAATCATTATACTCCAAGTAATGGATAAATACAAGACTTTTAATGGGAGAAATAGCCCGAAAATAGTAGCTTTATTTTTTCTCGTGTGCTATACTAATAGTAGTGGGGATCGGGATAACCACTAAAATATAAAGTAACCCGACAATACCGCGCACCCTGTTAGAGAAACGTAGAAAAGTTAGCGGATCTAACAGATAGAGGCCTCACCATAAAGACTTGGTGGGGCGGGAGCGTACGGATTGCTGTTAATAGCCGGTAAGGGCGCAACTACAACCCATTGAGATGAACGTAGAAGACTGTGTGTGTTCGGGACTAGTGATAATGTCTGGGGCGCGCAGAAACATATGCGGGATTCAAAACACTGCCACTTTAAATTTTATTAGATACTTAAGGGTGTTGTTGTCTTGCTGTAAAAATGCTCAGTCTGGGACGGACGCGGCAAAATCCTCTTTGTGGGGGATGGAAAACATGCTATTGATGGAAGTAACACGACGGGCGAGCTTGCCCATATATATTTTTACCTCCACGCTGTGGGGGCTAGTTTGCGTTGTTAATTATAAAAAACGGACAAGTAAGGAAAATCTCGTACAAAGCCGCGCCGATTATGGGTGATTGGTGGGTAAAATGAGCGAAAATAGCCCTAAAATAGCCTATTTTTGAGTATCCGCTATTTTTTGGTTGTGTTAATAAGTATGTTACGCTCGTCTTTAGACTCGCTCCACCGTCGGGCTTACTGCGTAATGAAGCGGCGCGGGGCGCTTGCTTCCTTACTTGTAAGCCCTCTTCTCTCGACGCTCAGTCCTCTCAAGAGTCCTTCGCTTCCCGAGTGGTCGGTCGGGCTTCGACCTATTACTCGTTCTTACTCGTAATAGGCAAACCCTCTCCCTTTCTTACTCGTTGTTTTCTTATTGCTTCGTCACCGACTTCGCAAACGAAAACTGTACTCGCGTAAACTGCTCGTACACCACTCATAAGAAATGCAGAGGGCGAAGCCCTCCCTTATACCGCTATCTCACGTTTTCTCTCTATCTAATGGTATCAAAAAAGAGCCAGCTATTGCTGACTCTCTATGATTCTCAAATGCGCCCTAGCCATGAACTTTGCGGCGTCTTTGAGCGGTAGTTTGTGCGCCTTCTCATCGTAGACGTAGGCCCACTTATCGAGTTTCTCGCGTTGTTTGCGCGTTATCCCGGCTTTGTATTTTACGCCGTTAATCTCGATAACGTCCCAGAAAAGAATTGGCTGCTTCTTTACTTTGCGCGCTTTACTTCGCATTCTAACCAGCTGGCGTTATCTTTACTAAAGTTCTCGCATCTATCCTGCTTATACTCAGCGACACCCTGTGCCTTAACCGAGTTGATAAAGCCTTGATACTTAAGTGTGCCGACAACCCCGAGGATTACTAGCAATACCCCCGCAAGCCCTGCAGCTACCATTTTAGCTGTGTTTTTATTGATTGTTACTTTCTTACTCATGCCTTCACTTTCTATTCCGCTCTCTAAGGCCACTGAGAGGCCGTAGAATCGTTTTTAATCTTAAATAGGTATAATTACCCATCTTTAATTTTTATTCTCACCTAGAGGCTCTAAACCACTCTCGCTTATTTCATTGATCCAGATAAACCCAACGCCCATATCATGGCTATAGTAGAATCGCTGGGTGTTATCAAGCTTAACCTTAACGGTCTTACCCCATTTAACCGGTCCAGGTGTCTCTACTCGCTTCATTGGATGCAGCGCGTGGATTTGTTTAGACACCTCACGCCAGTGGTTATATTTCTCCTCTAGGGCGATTGTCATATCAGGGTCGTAGATATCCCGGTCTACCTCACGCTCGATCTCATCTAGGTAGGCCATTAATTCGCTATCCGTCATTCCTCATTCTCCTCTTTTTCTGCCAGTAAAGACTTGCCCAGTACTGGCGATTATTTGATTTAACAGTAGGCTTAAGCTTTTTAGCTTTATCAGTAATTGCCTCCACATAGCCCGGGAGCTTCCTATCCTCCTCGGAGACAATAAAGCTAACTACCTTTTGCCCGTCAACCTCTAACACTTTTGGCGGAGACACTAGATTTTCTAACCCGGCAATCTTTCCAAATAGCGTCAGTTGGCCAGAATCTAACTTACTCAGGCTTCTTAAGAGTCATCGGCATGACTATGTAAATGCCGCGCTCACTTTTAAACACCATGGGTTTAGTCTCCCCGTAAAGGTTAATAGTTAAGCTATCCTCGCCGTTAAGGTCTTGTATCACCTTAAAGAAATCAGCGTTGAACCTCATTCTTGCTTGTCCTACTGGCTCACCCTCTAAGTAAGGAGTAATAAGTGACATATAATCGGGGAACTTAGTGGTAACATTTCGCCCGTTATCCATGATCTCAGCTACCTCATTAGCCCCGAACAGGTCAGACACCCTACTTGTCATCGCTTTATGGGAGGCCTCCAAGTCAATCCGCGCAATTTGACGCCCAACCCACTCATCTAAGCCGTCAACAAACACCGCGGCTAGCATTACCCCATTAGTGCAGACCAAATAGGTTTTACCCTTAATCCTATCCACTAAGATGTTAGTAAGCGCCGGGCGGTCTTTACCTTTATATACGACCTTTAGAAAGGCTCCTAATTGTTTTTTGTTCACAATACCTCCATTACTAGTAAAATAACCATTACTGTTGCCCAAGTAATCATCGCGTAGGCTAGAAAGTGCCAAAAGATTACCCCAGCTAGTGCTAATGCCCCGCCAATCACTGGCACTTTGTACAGCTTCTCAAGCGTCCAGTTGACGAAATCGGCGAAGTCTTCAATAAATTTAGGTGATCCACTATAAGGTAACATGTTAATCCTCACACCCATACTGCTTGCACCAACCGTTATCGGTATAATCATTAGCCTGCATCATTTGTTCTTTAGTGTCGTTATGATAGTGTACGTCTAGCCGCGCCCGTTGAATAGCCCGCTCATCCTGTACGTGTTGTGGTGGATTATCCATCGTCGCGCCCTTAACCGCCAAGCTTGCAATCTGTACCGCTACTGCGATAACTACAATCCACAAGATTCCCCGTAATACTGCCTTTACCTTACTCATCACCTTTATCCTTTATAGTTTTACTTTGTTAATCTCGCAAACAAGCGCGATATACTCACTGACGGTTAGCTTTTTCATCTTCGTAGTCCTCTTTAAGCTGCTTCATCTGCTCATCTACAAAGTCCATGATGTCGCTTAGCTCGATCTCCTCTAAGATGGTTTGCACACCAAACTCGGCTACCACCTGGGCTGGATCAACCCCGCTAAGTACTACTGATTGATCTTGAGTGTCAACCTCCACCTTATCGGCGTAGATCTGGATAAAGTTAAACTTGTTCATAATATTCCTTTCGTTTACTTTCATTTTGCAAGTAATGCATTATTTAGATTACCGAGTAGTCGCGGCGTTCCATATCCCTAAGGACGCGGCGGCGCTCCCACCAGATGTTAAATGCTTCAATTAATTGGCTCTTAATGTTGTTTACCATAATATTTCTCCTTCTATTGTTATTGTTTAATACTCGAGCTGTTAAGGTTTCGTTTCGGCGGCTGCCGTTCGTTTAACTGTCCTCAGTATAGCGCAAATATTTTGAATGTCAACAACTTTTTGAAAGATTTTTAGACTTTTTTACTCCACCTCTGTAAAATCGGCGAACTTCCTTTAAATAACCACTGTTTAGTATTGCATCTATATTTCAGGTGTGATATACTGATAGTAAGAGTTATATGTAGTCTCTTTAAAACTATATAGCACCTTTCATTATTTTTAGAGCCGAGGATTACAAGTAGCTACAGCAGCAAAGCCTCGGACTGGCGGATAATCTCAGGCTAGGTGCAATCGACTAGCCTTAATTGACCATATAAGAGCCAAACACCTTGTTAGGTTAGTAGGAACACTCTTGGTAACAGATTAAAGTTAGCCACTCTATAATGTCGTTGTTTATGCCAAAGGGCAACGTGTCTTTCTCAATTTCTCACGACCCTGCAAAATGGTGGTATCTGGTCACTCAGGTGCTATGGTATGAACAACTGCCGCGCTTTGTGGAATATCGGGCAACTGATAAACCAGGAATCGCGGGGAGTGCAGAGACAGCGCCACCTAAGTGGGGATGTACATAAATTGAGAAAAGGAGCCGTGTACGGCAAAAAGTCCGGAAGTACCTCAAAAGGGTAGCCGCGGACTACTTAGGTGATACGTTGAGGAGATTATTCTTAAACAGGTGGCCAGCGCAGGTAAGTGCGATACAGTTACTAACAAGTGACTCATAATGAGCCCTATCCCAGTTCTTATAAGAAAAGCGCGGGAGTTTAGGTATAACATTAAACTAAGCCGTACAACTAGTGTTTAGCTGTGTGACTGATAAGCTAGAAGTTGGCGGATGTTTAGTGGTTAAGAGTTGTTACCTAACCTCGCTGCTAGTAGAACCAGGGGTAGAGGGCTCCTCTATGCCCAAAAATAATATGAATCATTTACAGTAAGTAATTATTTGTTAAAACTATTGACAAAACCGCGGCATTTCTTTAAACTCAAACTATGAGTGATGATTTAACCGAACTATACATTAAACAACAACTAGCTAAAGAAGGTGTACATTATTCTCTACCGGGAGAGATACGGGCTAATGCTTTAAAGCTCCATGAGAAGACCTGTGAACCAAGTAACACTATATTAGTGTCAGAAACCGTCGAATAACCATCGGCGGTCTTTTTTATACCTTAAGCATTTTAAAGCCCCTGAATAACCCAATTAACACCAAAAGGTATAATCTATCATCTTTAACGTTAAAACGCGCCAGAGAGCCTCTAAATGGCCTTAGAACGCGATATACAATTAATCGCCCACTGTAAACGTCACAACAACGCGCGCGGTGCCTTTTAATGCTACAAGCAACTCATCCCCTTATAAAGAAACAAAGATACATCCAACACCCTATAGAGAGACAACAACCCATAAGGGAATACACATAGATTAATGCGCGCATAAACATTAAATGCTTATAATTATATACAAACACCCCTATTTACCCACAAAATACCCCAATAACGCACAAATTACCCACTACACAAAGCGCGCGGGCCTCTCTTTTAGGGCTTCATTAATTGGAATTTTTTCACCCTTTATACGTACTATATAAGAGGATACACAAGGAAATAACGTATTATCTGGCACCCAAGCATGATATTGGCACTAAAATAGGTAAAAATAACGTATAAATTGCCATTTTACCGCCAAAATTAGGGTTTTCTGCCACTTTTGGGCTATTTACCACCTACTATGTCTGTCGCGAAATTGCAGATTAATCGCCCCACTACCCTCATTTATGTTCTAATATATATACTCCACACCCCAAAACACCCCATTTTTGACCCTCAATATACCATATATGATATATTTTCACCCACTTCCCAGACAAAATGCAACGAAAATGCCGGGGAAATGAAAATCACCCCTCATTTTATATATCATATTTGATATATTTATCTCATTTATGATATATTTGCCCTATTTCAAGCCCATCTCGGCCAATCGCTCAGCCAACATTATTAGGGCGAGCCTACTGCCGGTACTATGTAACGCAAGGTACTAGGTATAGATACTTCGTACAATATATCGCCCACCTCAAAATGCCCCAAAAACACCAAATCCCACTCATTATATATAGTAGATCCACCAGAGGTCCCGGATACTTCGCAAAATGTGTATTGTGCGAACCTAAGTAGGGCGCAAAAATCGGCGTGATTCTTTAACTTCGCAAAACGACACCTGTTATAACTTTTTACGAAGTAGGGTTGAAATAAGGCAAGATGATATATAACCCATCTAAGCCCCAAAATGTTTACTTCTGACAAGAGTCATTTTACGAAGTAAGTGACCCCAGCCACAAGCCTAGCCAAAAACCTGGCAGAGCGTCAACGTTTTACGAACTATGGAGTGACAAGGTACTATGCAACACCTAGTACTCGCCGCAGTGTTCAAGCCTAGCCGCCCACACATACGCAATGAATGGTGTATGATTATTTTGTGAGAGTTTTGTGTTGGTGTAAATAATGTTGGGGATATAGCGTAAGGGGGAGTGGGGTACGGGGGGCTCCTCCCTTCAACATTCATATACTCTATGTGGGCCTAGGAATCATGCTCATCTATTTTCTATACACCCTATATTTTTCAAAGGTATATACCTGCCCCAATTATTACTATCCCCAACAAAAATCAAAAGTATATACTTCTCTAGAAAGGAGGCCTATAATGGCAGAGACACAAAGTGGCGCGTCGCGTAGCGCCGAGAAAAGACCTAAAGAATATTGGAGAGAGCGTAAGCTTGCCCAACGCGAGGGTAGGACGAAACGAATGAAAAACAAAGATGGGGTTGGTATCCGCAAACGTAATAAGGGGAAGGTCGCTAGTCAATGGACTCAAACCGAGCAACAAGAGAAATGGCTTAACTATTATATGGATCCTAAGTCACCGAGCTATGCAAACGCCTACGCATCTGCTATACGTGCCGGCTACTCTCGGTGGGCTGCTACTAAGATGGAGACTAAGGACTGCCAAAAATGGGTCGCCGAGGCTAAGAATATGATGCGCCTTACTCCTGAACATCTTAAACAGCAGTTACAGATGATTGTTGTAAATGATATATCAAAAGACGCCGATAAGATCAATGCTATTAAGCTATTGGGTAAGGAACATAACATGTTTGTTGATAAACAGGTTACGGCCCATATAGGGATTGAGGAAGCATTGAAGGAGTTAGATAACTTATGACAGCATTAAAGAAACCGGCGAATCGTAAGCTCATTTATATTTGGGACGAGAACCTAGAGTTTTTTAATAAACTCCCAAACAAATCCGCGGCAATTAATCAGCTCATAAAGAGGCTTAGGTTAGATGGATGATATCAAATTAACAAAGGCTCAATTAGAGAAGATCAAGCTCATTAAACAGGACTTTTACAAATTCGCTAAGATGAACCTGTATATTAAGGATAAGTTTGCTAATATTGTGCCATTTGTCCCTAATAAACCTCAGCGCGCCCTTATCGACTATGTACTACTCTGCATCATAGAGAGGCGGCCAATAAAGATTATCATCTTAAAGGCCCGTCAAATGGGCTTCAGTACCGCTGTAGAGGCTATTTGTTACTGGTGGACATCTACGAACTTTAACATTAATAGTGTTATCATCGGTAATGACGAGAAGTCCTCACTTAACCTTTATAGGATGTTCCGTCGTTATTTCGACAACACCAATATTCTGTTTAAACCGAGTGTTCGTTACAACACCAAAAGCGACCTTACGTTTGAGAAGTTTGATGAGTCCGGTAAACAGATAGGCCTGGGCTCAGCTATCAAGATTGAGACAGCCAAGAACAAGTCCGCTGGGCGTTCAGACACTATTAACTTCCTCCATGGAAGCGAGGTCGCGACTTGGGAGAACGGCGAAGATTTGGTTGCCTCTCTTATGCAAACAGTACCAGACGCGGAAGTGATGGAGAAGCCCTCAATGGTATTTCTTGAGTCTACGGCAGAAGGGCGCGGGAACTACTTCCATAAAGAGTATGTCGCAGCGGTGGAGGGTAAGAACAACTACCAACCCGCTTTCGCTCCCTGGTGGATTCTTGATACCTACGAGCGCGACGCTACATTTGAGGAGCTAGGCAAGCTCAATGATTACGAGCTATTTCTGGTAGACCTTATGCGAGCTGGGCACGATACGTTAGGATATCACTTTCCTATTAGCGAGGAGGCTATCCCTAGAAAGCTTGCATTCTACAGAAGGAAAGCGAAAGACTTCGCGGCTACTCCTGAACGATTACCCCAGGAGTATCCCTCGACATGGCAGGAAGCGTTCATCGCAAGCGGCAAGAACGTATTCAACCCATTAGCCTTGCAAGAGATGGAGAAGGATGCAACCCCATTAGAGGGCGTCGACTATTACAAGATTACCCCATTAGAGGATCGCCCTTACGAGGAATTTGAGCTAGAGAAAGTACAATTCGAACCAAACGAGTCGCCTGATGACTTTACTTATAAAGCGCCACTTAAGATTTGGGAGAAGCCAAAGCCTTATAAGGAGTATGTCATTGGTGCGGATGTTGCAGAAGGCCTCAAGGGCGGTGACTTTAGCGTTGCTACTGTTGTAGATGTCTCAACAATGGCAGTAGTCGCTCGCTGGAGAGGGCATTGTGACCCCGACAAGTTCGGCGAGATCTTAGGCGCTCTTGGTACGTATTACAATTATGCCCTTATAGGCGTAGAGGTAAACAACCACGGCCTTACTACAGTACAAAAGCTACGCGACACATTCTATACAAACCTCTACAAGCGCGATAGGGGCTATGATGAGGAATGGGAGACGCCTACTGTCAACCTCGGATGGAAGACTGATATGCGGACTAAACGCTTAATGATTGATGACCTTATCAAGCTAGTACGCGAGCGTGTGATTAAGGATAAGGATATTGTATTCATTAATGAGGCATTCAGTTACGTGCGTGATGAACGTGGTAGAATGAACGCAGAGGAAGGCTCTCACGATGACGTTGTGATGTCTACAGCTATCGCTTACCAGCTATTCCCTTGGGGTGATAACGATATATCAAACTTAAAGGTAGTTTCTACCGCAAAGATGCATAAAATAACCAATGGATGATAAAACACTACAAGAGGTGACTAAGCGCTTTAATAAGGCGCGGATGTACACCGAGTCCCACTACAAGAAGACTTGGGCGAATGCATTTAAGTCTTATAACGGCATTAGAACAATTAGGGGGTATGCAGGGCAAGCTGATGAGTTTGTGCCCGAAACCTTCTCAATCGTAGAGGCCCTCGTGTCTTCATACGTCAAAACAAAGCCGCGGTTTAAGTATTGGCCACTACACGAAGAGCAAGAACAAAGCGTTGAAGCCCTTAACGGCCTAGTTAACTATTACTGGTCTATCAACAACATGACCGATAAGATGATTAGCTGGATTAAGGACATGGCCCTATATGGTACGGGTGTTTTGGCCTTTAGTTGGCTAAAAGATCGCCCGCTTATCCAAAATATCCCCTTAAACGACTTCTTCGTAGACCCAGCTGCGCGCCATATCAACAACCCAGAAGAACCTGGCTATCCACGTTATGCAGGATATCGCTATCTTACAAGCCTTGAACAGCTCAAGTCTCAAATGGAGGTAGACGTAGAGACCGGCAAGGTCAACGAGAAGTACAAAAACCTCAACAAGGTGGTCTCAGGAACCGACAGCGAGGAGATGGATAAAGATATTAAAGAGATGTTGATCGGCTCAACGTACGGGAAGGACGCTATTAGCGAGCAAGTAGAGGTTATCGACTACTGGACTGAAAAGAAACATGTGATGGTGGCCAACCGTAGCGTTGTTATCCTAGAAGAGGACAACCCCTACGCTCGTAAAGAGTCAACCAAAGAGCTGCCGATGGACCTAGACGGTGAGATTATCCCGATGAAGGTGAAAATCCCCGCTATTAAAGGCTTTCTACCATTCGCAGTAGCCCGAAACTACGTCGATACGAGCCTATTCTACGGTAAGGGTATTGCTGAGGTTATTCTTAAGACTCAGGAACTTCTCAATGATACAGCGAGCCAGAAACGCGACAACATTGCTTACGTGTTGAACAATATGTGGCAAATTGAACCACGCTATCAACACTTAGCTGAGCGTATTCAGTCCGCGCCAGGAGCTATATTCCCGATTCCTAAGGGTGCACTTACCCCAATTGAGAAGAACGACATTAGCCCAGCCGCTGATGCCGAGATTTCTCGTCTTACCCAGCAAATGCGTACTGCGGTAGCCGCGGATGCAGCCGTCCAGGGTATTAGCCAACGCTATAGCCGTACAACTGCCACTGAAATTTCTAACCAGATGGAGCAATCAGACGCCCGTACGAACGTTAAGATGCAGTCACTCGAGGATGGCGGCCTATCTCAAGTGGGCTCAATCCTGTTTAAGATGATTCAGCTGTTTGTTAAAGAAGAAACTCCGGTACGAATGACTGACCATAACCAGATTACTTGGCAAGTATACAGCCCCGACGTCTACTTTGGTGAATATCAGCCAAAGGTTGTACTTGAAAGTACTGCAGACGCCGAGATTGCAATGCTCAGCCAGGCAATGCAGACAGCCGCCCAGTTCAGCCTCCAGAACCCTCTCGTTAACCAGGAAGCATTCCTGCGTAACATGTACAAGACTCTCTTTAGTAAGTACATGACCGAGGATGACATTAACGAGATGCTTACCGTGCCACAACCAATGATGGGCCCTGACGGTCAACCGGTTGATCCAAGCCTCGTACAAAGTGGCGCATCCCTCGCCCCCGGCGCTGAAGAGTACCTATTAGGTGGCGGAACGTCACAGGGGGGCGGTGATTCATTCAATAAGCGAACCCAAACCGGCAACCAAGGCGGCGGTGGAGCTAATAGTAACGATAACAACATTAGACGGGTACGTTCAGAACAAGCAAGTACTCGATTGAGGTAGTAAATGGAAGAGAGTAATAAGTGGGAGAAAATCGCTCATCAATGGGAGCAATTCTCCAAAACGGATGCCTATAAAGAGCTAATGGGTTACATTGATCTACAAAAGGATGTAAATTCTACATTAGCTGCCGGGCCTATTGAGATATACAAGGAAGTGCCAACCGTTGACGGAAAGACAACGCAGCAACTCGAGTTTGAACCTGAGAAGCTGGCGTATCTTTTACAACGCAATGTAGGCCTCGATACAATCCGCCTTTACATTGAAGGCTTTAGTATCAAGTAATTTCTACAACAATGTAATATTTACAGCGTAGGAGGGTTTTCGCCCCTGTCCCTCCTACACTCCCCTTAAAGGCGAAAAAACGATAGACAAACTAATAGGAGTACACTAGAATGGAAGATTCCCTTACCGGAACTAACGATGCTAGCCTCAGTCAAGAGCCTACTAGCGTTAATGAACCGGCGGATATCTCTAGCGATACTACCTCTCAAGCTCCAGTAGAGCAAGATGTAGTAGCTGAGCCCGCCCAAGAAAGCGAGCCAGCAGATAACGGGCTAAGCAAATTCGCGAAGGCGCAAGGCTTTGATCTTGATAACGCTAGTGAAGACACGAAACGCGCCCTTAAGATTGCTCTGGACAACCAGCGCTCATTTCGTAGCGCAAAACAACTAGCAGATACCAGCGAGCCTACTGACGACTTGCGTGCAGAGGTTGCTAACTTGAAGTACGAGCGACAAGTTGAGCGATTCTTTGGCGAGCAAGGCCGTGACCGCAATCTCGAAGCGGTAATGTATGACATCGTAAAGGACAAAGCTGCTAAATACGGCGTAGAATATGCAAATAGCCTACGGCACGACCTCGACACCCTGTATGATTTAGCCGTACTTAAGTCGAGCAAGAACACCTCGAATGTAGATCCGGAGCAAATCCGCCGAGAGGAAAGGGAGTCTATCAATCAACAACTCCAGCAGGGCGCACAAGCCCATGCTACTGATAATTCAGCGGACAATGAGTCTCTCGAGTACTTACTAGCCAACTACGATGGTTCTCCTGAGATGGCCGCAAAAATAGACAAACTAATGAACTAGGAGAAATATAACTCATGGCAAACCGAGTTACCCCAACAGTCGGCCAAGGTGCAAAAGACATCTCTGGCGGCGGTGCCTCAAAGGCCTTTATCCCCCAAATCTGGAGCCCAGAAGTCGAGAAGAACTACACTGACAACTACGTGGTCTTCGACTTTATCGATAAAACAAACCTTGGTGATGGCGTCCATATGGGTGACGTCGTTCACGTTCCTTTCATGAAGGAAATCACCGACAGTACCGCTACTAACACTACCGTTGAAAGCGCCTCAGCTATTGACGCCGTTGACGTATCGACCGTCGACGTGTTGGTTGACCGTTACCTCCGCAAGGCGGTTGGTGTCCAGGATGTCGCCGCTACTCAAAGCAAATACGAGTACCGCGCACTCTACACTGAGCGTCTTGGTCGCTGGATCGCCCGCGCACACGACGAGGAAGCTATTAAGAAAGCTATCGCCGCATTTACAGCTGGCAAAATCGCCGCTAGCGGTGCAGATGGCCACTTGAGCTACAAAGACATCGTCGCTGCGATGGCTCAGCTTGACGCAAACAACATTCCAGAGGATGGTCGTGGTATTTTCCTTAACGGCTATGCACGTGCTGACCTCCGCAACATTCCTGAGTTTACCTCTTACAAGGAAACTGGCGAGGCTGGTCTTGTCAAGAATAAGGGCTACGTTGGCCACTTCTTCGGCACTCCGGTGTACATCACCAACGCTTTGACGACTGATACGGCTGGCGGCAAGCGCACAAGCCAGGTCATTGTCATGCATAAGACGGCACTTAAGGGTGTTGCCCAGATGGCTAAGACTGAAGGTGACCGCGACAAGCTCGCTGGCGTTGACTACGTTGTTGCATCAACTCTGTTCGGTGTTGGCGCAGTTCGCCCAGAAGCTGGTGTGATCATCGAGCGTAAAGTTACTAAGGAATAGTAGCTAGACTTTAAGCCTCCTCCCAAGCGGAGGGGGCTTATTTTAAGATAAGGAGATAATAATGACAAAATGGGTAAACAACAGTGCATGGAACGCGTTACTGGCAAAAATAAACACTGCAAATAAGGTATTAATCCTTCCGTCCTACACGAACGATTACAATACCGCCAATAGTCAAAAGCTTGGCGAGGGCTCATACTCTACGTCGTCGCAAACATTTCCGACAGCTGGCGAGCGAGTAGTGACCCTTAACCCGGCTAATAACCTTAGTGTCACTAAAACGGGCACAGCTACTCACGTTGCATACGTTAATGGTACTGAGATGTTGTTTGTAACTGACATTGCAGGACAGGCAGTAACCCAAGGGGGTACAGCTAACCTTACTGGCGTTCAACTAAAGGCAGAGGATATTTAATATGAACGGCAGTCTCGCATCAACGACATTAAAGGCCGTCTTGCCGGCGGGGCAGAAAACAATTGAGATAGATCCAGATGATTTTAGAAGTTTTGGCGAGGCCGATTATTTTGGGTACTATATCACACTCGCACCCGCGGACAAATTCCCTACACTCGCCAACTGCGAAATAGTATATGTATCACGCCACGAGAGTAATACGCTTATTGTTGAGCGCGGCATGCGAGGTACAGCGTCAAAAACGTTTCCGCCCGGGTCTCTCCTATATCGTGGAATATACCGCGAGAACGGCGCAAATGTCGGTGATATATTCATGACTATGAGAGCGACGCCAACACCTGGGCGTCTATTTATGAACGGTGCAGACGGTTATCGAGTAGAGCAGTACCCTATACTCGCAGCGCTGGTTGAGCAGTACTTGTCGTACGGCGAAAGGACAGGCCCAAACACATTTAAGCTGGCCGACTTAAGGGGTAGATTCCCTTACGGCACGCCGATAGGTGGCTCAGTAGGGCAGCGCGGTGGAAGCGCTGAAATAAGCTTAGCCCCCAACAACTACCAAACCAATACCTGGATGAGTCAAAAGATGAGTCCGGCGACCAGCTTGTCGGGAGCGGTAAACGCCGGTAACCAGTGGGGTTTTCACCTACATACAAAAACGGATAATCCAAACGACAGTTCAGCTAACGTACCGGTCAAACATCTTCCGCCCTACTTTAGTGTGAACTATGAAATTGTAGCGGGGTAGCCAATGAGGTTCTGTGCTAATAGTTTCCCTGACACGTCGAATTTCTACAATGAGTACTGGGCGAACGGGAGGTTTTACGCCGAGAATGGCGAAATCGTCCTCGAGTCCAAAGAATTCGCCGACCACTACCTCGGATTAAAAGGCTTCCGGGGTGAGGACGACGTCGAACTTCTAATTCGTGCAAAGTTTGAGTACAGCATCCATAAGCAGGGACTTATGATGGTGCGTGGGTCGAGCTTTATAGACCAAAACACCCACCAGAGAGTTGCTACTGGGTATGTGTTGTCGGTCTACCACCAGCGAGGGTTTCAACGCCTGCGCTTAGACGATAACGTCGAAGGTAGCCTCGAAGTGTTCAGCGATAAAACTCTTAGAGCTGGCGTGTGGACATGGTTCAGGTTTAGAGCTGAAGGAACATGGCTAAGAGCGAAGGCTTGGGAAGATGGCACTAGTGAACCTAGCGGCTGGGATATAGCAGTGTCTCAAAGCAGGTGGGAGTACAACTCAAGAGGTGCGAACGGCTTGAGTATGGCATCCGGTGGAACGGTACGAGTTAATGTCGTATCTGCTAGCACCTTACCGTTACCCGCCGTATTCCCGAGCGACTTTACGTTGCCGGCTCGAGAGGTTGAATTGTCTAACGATTTTGCGACGGGCGCGCCGATGGGCGGATTCCCAGCGGGCGGGGCATATATACAGCCAAAACCGAAACAATACACCTTAACTGGCAATAAATCAACTGAACGCCTGACGATACGACAGCCGTCCTTGACTAGCGCCGGCCCGACCTATAATCTGCGCGGTACACGCGGATGGGTACACCTCGTGTTCAAGAAGCCGCCACCGAAGCTTACCTATATACCGCCGAAGCCAGGTGAGCTACGGCCCGTACAAACTACAGAACGTCTGACAATTAGACCGCCTGCATTGTCTCATACAGGCCCCGTATACGCCCTGAGAGCGTCTAGAATAACGGAGAGGGTATCTATATCATCTCCGACTCTAACGGCTCATACAGCGGCTCTCCTGCGGCCTGAGGGGGTAAATCTAAGGGTCAGTATTAGCGGCCCGAATGTTATATTTATACCGAAGCCCGAGGTCTTGGAGCTGAGACCATCTCCAGTACTTATGCGGCTAACAATAACGAGGACTAATAATTTATTAGACCCAAGCGTATACAACATTGAATATAAACAATATAAGCCTGATTATGTAGGTATAAAAGCCTACGAAGGCGAAACGTTAAACATTGATCGATACCGCCCCGATACAATAGAAACGGGCAAGATCGATAGTATTGAACTAAATACAAACAGATATAAGCAAATAGTAATTAAATAGAAAGGACTTAAAATGTCAAATTCATTAAGCCGCTTCAGCCCGACAGCCACCTGGGAATCGCTCCCGGAGGGGAGTCTTGGGTTGGCACTCATACCTAGCGGTGGAGCATACACCGTAGAGGCTACCAGCTCAGCCGGAGGCGCTAACGTGCCTAAGCTCGGCGAGAGTGATAGTAGCTGGCAGGAAGTTACAGGGACAAAAGGTATTTGGGTGTACCGACGCTACAATGGCGTGCTATTCATCAAGCCAAAGGGTGCGTATAGCTCGGTCAGCGGCCTAGCTCTTGGGGAGACTCAGATCCTTCAAATCCCCCAACCGTATCGTGACGGGCTTGAGACGGCAGCTACCGCACTAATCCACACGGCCACAAAGAAAACCGACGGGTCGGCTATTATGGTAAACCAGTTTGGCCAACTAAGTATTACTTCAGCGACCGCCAATGGCTCATACACTGTCCCAACCTTAGCAATCCCTTACTCCAACATTGGCTAGGAGTTTAAATGACGCTCGCCGATTTACGCAAGCGGGTGATGATAGATAAGCTGGACGATGAAGATTATGAACCAGAAATCATTGACAACTTTCTGAATGACGCCCAGCGGGATATATTCAACCAATTTGAACTGCCATTTATGGAAAAGATCTTTATTGGTGATGTCCCCACTGGTACGTCTATCATTAAGTTGCCCGATGATGTTAGTAGGGTAGAGATGCATGCAATGAGTGGAGTGCAAAACTTCTTTCAGATGAAGTGCGAATACCGCGACTTCTTCATGCGATTTGCAGATGCGATGAACAATAAGCCGCATGCGCCCTACTACTGGACTGAGTACGCCGGCAATATTCTATTAGACGCCCCAACTGATAAAGAATACAAACTATACACGTATTACTACAAGAAGCCAAATACAATGGCCCAAGATACTGATAAGCCCGATATTCCCGAAGAGTTTACCGAGCTGCTCATTCTTGGTGCACTCCGTCGCGTACATGACCGTAACGAAGATATGGATCTATCCACTCAAGTGGAGAACCAGTACCAAGCTCAGCTACAAGAGATGGTTACTCGCTTTGGTATGCGCGATGCTTTTGGCCCTGTTAAGATGCGTAATTTACAAATATAGGAGGATGAATGGCGCAGCAAGTTAAAATTGCTACCCAGCTAAATCTAGGAGGTATCGACCTTGTTACGCCAGTCGACCTTCTCCAGGAGGGCAAGAGTCCTTTTAGTAAGAACTTTCGCCTCCAAGCCCAACAAAAGGATTCCCGCCGCGTGGCCGTGTCAACTAGGCGCGGCCATTCTTTGCATATGGAGCCGCTAGGCGAGGCACAATCACTCGGTAATGCAGCTACTGTTACCCAGCGGTTTAAGATAAATAGAGACAACGCTTTTCTTTTGCAACCGTTTACTGCCAATGTAGACCAGCGTATTACTCGCCTAGATATTGATATTAAAAACCCCGGCGGTGCTACCGGCCCAATACTAGTAGAAATCCTAGAGGATGCAGCCGGCCTACCAGGTAATCGCTTATCGGTAAGCTCATTTCTTAACGGAGACATTGGCGATAGTGGCGATTGGGTTAGTTGTCGCTTCATTAACCCGCCAAAGATTAAGACCGGTAAGAAATACTGGATTGCTCTTAAGCCTCAAGATGATGCGCTCAAGTATTACGAGATTGGCCTAGTTAATAGTGCGCCCGAGGCTCGGTGGACTTCCGCGGCCTGGACAGTGAACACTCCCATTACCGGCAAGATGCTACGTTATAGGCTATTTACAGCGCCCGAGAAGAAACTCAAAGGTGCATATCGCTTTAACCTAGACAACCGCAACAACCGTACCGTAGCAGTGTACGACAATACACTCTATTACGCGGATGAGGCAGCCGGTAAATGGCGCGAGATTATGAGCGGCCTGTCACCGGAAGCCAGCGAATACAGCTTCGCCAACGGCGACGGCAAGATGTTTTGGGTTAACGGCCACGATGAGTTGCGCTACTGGGATGGCACACCACCTCAAGACCGCACCAATATCGTAGACAACGGCGACTTTAGTCTCCCAAGCGTACGGTGGCAGGGTAGCGTTACGCGTGATACGACGGTGTATAAATCAGCCCCAGCGTCTCTCAAGATTACCGGTGGAGGACAACGTTACACCAAAAGTGATATTCAGCTCACCAAAGGTAAACGTTATAAGATTAAATTCTCATCCGTTAGTGCAGCTGGTACGTCTCAAGTGTTCGTAAGCGTTAATACTCAGCTCCGCCCAATTGCAGGCTATCAAAAACAGATGACAACTACATGGGACAACCACGAGTTTTACTATTGGCCTGAACTAGACGTTACAAGCCTTGAGTTTGTCTCAACCGGAGAGGACTTCTGGATTGATGACGTGGAGATTATCGATACTGGAGTAGGACGTATTGTAGATACCGAACTACCAGTACTCCGCGAGGTGATGTTTCATAAAGACCGTATGTGGGGCGTTGTAGCTGGCCTACCTAACACGATTAGGTTCTCAGAAGCTCCAGGCAACCCAGCGTGGGATCCAACAGGTAAGACACCAACCAAGCCAAGCGAGCAATGGTATAACGAATGGCGGAGTACAAGCTTCTTCACTATTCCGCGGCCATTTAACGGTTCGCCAGTGGTCAAGCTTTGTTCATTCCAGGACAATCTAGTTGTCTTTACCCAGGACGGTAAGTATATCATTAGCGGGTATGATGAAGCCTCGTTCAACATGAGGCAATCTACCGGTTTTAAAGGTGCTATTGCACGGCGCGGAGTAGTACAAGATGAGAACGCAATCTACTTTGTAGGTGACGCCGGGCTGTTTATGTTTAACGGTTCAAGCGACGTTCGTATCTCAGATGCTATTACTCCATTGATTGATGGGTGTCCACGTATCACCGATATAGATGCAACCAAGTACAAGGACGAGATACGCTTTTACTTGGCGTCTAGCGGCTCAACAGTCAACGATACTTGTATTATCTACAATAAGCCATTAAAGGACATTGAATACGATACTGGCGTTTACGGAGACCGCGCAGTCTACTACGATGATGCAGATGACCGTGGGCAGCTCGCAGTATTCAACTCTTACGTGGGAATGAGCTACTACGCCGAGACGCAAGTCTACCATGATATGGGTGCACCAATCGACTTTGAGTATCGGTTTAAGTACGATAGCATGGGTAGCCCAATGCAGCGTAAGCGGCTTAAGCGCTTCTACCCGATATTCCAGGGTGTTGACTCTACCTTTAAAGTGGGTCTCGCAATGGATAAAGACTTCGCCGATGCGCCAAAGATTAAAGAGCAAGTGCTCTCCGTTAACGGTGCAAGGTGGGGGCAATTTAAATGGGGCGACGGTACACTCTACGGTGGTAGTAAATCGTTTAAGCCAAAGCGCCAAAGCTACTCAGGCTATGCACGATACTGGCAGCTACGAGTATTCCGCAACGGCGTAGAAAACCGTGTGGCCTTTGTTGGTGCACAATTTAGTTATAAAGCAAAGAGGTTATAAATGGGATTAATTAGTTATTCACAATTACAAGATGGTACTGAGGCCGTAGCAAACGACCTCAACAACCGTTTTGGTACTATCTACAATGAGTTTAACGGTAACATTGATGCCGCTAACCTCAAAAACTCGGCAGTGACTCGTGAGAAGATCGCCGACAATTCAATCACTAAAGATAAGCTAGCTCTCCGCCAATACATTGACGACAACGGCTGGACAGTAACCGATATGGGTGGTATTAAGACCTATAGCCGCACCGTGCCCGTAACGGGGACGCAGAACGACCATAACGGCCCAGGACACGTTGGTTTGCTTATTGAGGCTAGCGGTCGCCGCGCGGGCCTTGGGAGCTTCCCCGCACCTGTCGGTCGTACGATTGACAACATTATCGTTACTTGTACCTACTTCGGCCATTACTCAGGCCACCTAGTAGTAAATGGCGAGAAGCGAGATGGCAAGATCTTTATCTCAGGCGGTAACATCTTCCCCTGGAATCTCTCATTCGATGGTGAGGTACATGTCCAGGTAACGGAGAAACTGTGATGCTATCCCTTATTCAGCTAACACCTGGGATGGATGATGCGACATTAGTCAATACGATTAATAAGAACTTTGAACAGCTCCAAAACGAATCGCGGACTAAGACGAGTAAAGACTCAGCGGGGACGCGCCGACTTCTAATCGGCCGCCCCGTTAATGGGGATCATGACATTATCGCTATCACCGTTCCCGGTAAAGACGTCGTAGAGGAAACTACAGTACGATGATCAACCCGGATAACTTTATATTCCATAGCGATTTCTGGTATCCGACCAATTTTAAAGAGGGTAGCAAAGAACTTGATGTTAGCCTGCCTACAACTACCGCGATTGACGATATAGAAGACGGAGACTACTTCAGCGCATGGCTAGAGTACCCGAACCAACCCTGGATATACGGGCGTTCACCTTATGACCAGTTCAACGTATTTGCCGAGAACGGGAAGCTTTGGTTTGCTAAAGCCCCTCAGTTCGGCGGCGCTCGCTTTAAGGGTACAGTACACTATAGGATATATCACCGAGACGAGAACTTTCTATTTAGATCGACTGGTAGGTGTGAGATAATCGCTAAACGATTAACTGGTACAATGAATATGACGCCGGGCAGTAACGTCTCAATACTGGAGATACCATCTGGCTCAACTGGCAAATATCTAGTTCGTGGCACTTATGTCTTTAGAGGCGTACGAGGTTTGGTAGACTCATCGGCTGGCCCAATCTCCCTTTACACGACCTATGATCATGGCGCAAACACTATTAAGCTGAATGCAACAATGGAGCAAGCGGCAGTACATGGCGAGTTTCTTCAGTATGACTTGCAACTCATCCCGGTAAAGACAGATCATCCGTGGGTATTTCACTCAGATAAGTTTGCCTTCTGTCTACCACGCGTAATAGAGACTCAGATACGCGTGCAAGGTGTAGCCCCGGCTAGGACAAAGTGGCGCATCCGTGGAGAGTCGTTCGATATCCCGGGTAAACGCCAAGCCTATGATTACCTTACCCGCCACTCGATTAATACGAGATGGCAAGCCCGCGGGGCTGGTATGAATGGCGGCTTAAACTTCTTGGGCTTTCTAGAGATTACGCATGATAAAATAACCCCGATAGTAGAGGTCGACAACTCATCGTATGGCCAACCTACTGGGATAGATTCAGGGTACTTGATGTTTCGCATTTACGAGTATCAGAATAATATTAGTTAATGGAGATAGACGATGGCAACAGCGCCTAAAGTTCAAACAATCCAAGAGTCGATCGGTGACTTAAACCCCGCTTACGAAGGGTCGCGCAATGTCATCAATCAACAAATCGGTAACCTGGGGCAAAAATACGACGCCCAACGTGCCGGTATTTATGCAGCCCGCGGTAACGCCTATAATGCAATCAACAACCAGGCAACAGGTAGAGGTCTAGCCTTTAGTGGCATACCAGCCCATGAGCAGGCCCGCTACGAAGCTGAGAAAACACTCCCCGCTTTGATGCAAGCCGACTTTCAACAGAACGATGAAGGCCTACAACTACAAGGACGATTAGCCGACCTAGACAAAGAGCTACGTACAAACGCTCTAGGACGTGTAGACCGCCAACAATCCGACCTTAATAGCTGGAATCAAATGATTGCAGGGCAAGAGTTTACTGCAGGCGAGAATGAGAAGAACCGCAACTTCCAGCGCAGCGAACGTGAGGCCACCCAGGCATTCACCGCTAGCCAGAACGCTCTCAACCGCGCCCAGGCGGCAGCTGCTAGTGCGGCCCGCTACTCAGGCGGTGGGGGCGGAGGAGGCGGTCGCGTAAGCTATGCGCGAGGAGGCGGTGGAGGTGGAGGCCGAGCCATCAACCCCAACGCAGCAGCCCAGGGTATTATCGCAGGCGCTATCCAAAGTGGCCGAGCAATTAGCCCGGCAATATTCCAGCTAGCCCGTGATGCATACCGAAGCGCAGGCGGCAATACAAGCCAGTTTGCAACGGACTTCTGGAAATACGTACCCCAGAACCAACGCGGTGGCGATGCATGGAAAGCATATTACTACGGATAAGAGAGGAGAAATAAATGACCGAAGATGAATGGAAACAAATCTATGGTGGGCGATGGAGTCAAGTTCGCGCCGATGATGAGGGTAACCGCTACGATAACGGGTGGAATCCTGATAGTTCGCTAACCTACGAGGAAGAGCAGAAGCAACAACAGGAGCAAAAGCGCCAAGAAGAAGAGAAGAAAAAGAAAGAGGAAGAGGAAAAGAAGAAAAACGACTGGCTTGGTAATGGCCTTAAATGGCTTGGCGATACTGCCAAAGGTGTAGGCGCAGGCATCCAGCAAGGCGCAGGTAAGCTCGCTAGCGCAGTAGTTGACACTGGTGAAGCGGCGGCACTTGCATCGAACCAGCTCGTAAACGCATTCGACCAAGACACCAACGCAAAAGCCGGTAAGGCCATCATGGACTCTGCAGAAGGTGCCCGTAAGTGGATACGCGACCAAAAGGATATCACCGGTAAGAACATTGAAGATACCACCAAAGCTAAGGAAGCTGGTGATCGTATTGGCCAAGGTAAGGGCGATGCTCGTGACTGGGCAACCATTACTGGTGATGCCCTCGATGCAGCCAGCACTGCTACTGGCTTTATTAACCCTACTCGTTTAGCAGTAGATGGCGCTGAGCTTACTGGTAAGGCATTAGCTGGCCAAATCGCTAAAGAGGTAGA